AAATCTAGAGAAATGGGTATCGTAGGAATGTTTCAAGGGTTCTCACCTGAGCAGCTCGAAAAAGCAGAGCGGCCACAAATAGAAGGAGAAATAGATGACGTGTCCTAAATGTGGGTCAAATAAGTATAAGAAAAATGGTAAAAGAAATGGTTTGCAAAGATACAAATGTAATTCATGTTATAGAGAATGGTCAGATGCAAGAGGAGATGAACCGTTAAGTAATATAAATACAAGTAGTTTTACAGAAGAACTTAACTACACATATATAACAGATAATGTAGTAAGTGGTAAAGCTCCTACATTAGAAAGTCTATTAGAGAAATTTGATATATCTGAAGAAGAATGGAAAGTTACTAATTTTAAAGTAAACCAATGGGATGTATCTGCAAAAGAAGAACTAGATGGAAAAATAATTTGGAATACTCATACTAACTATCAAGCAAATGCTAGTCTAGTAAGAAAAAAACCAATTAAGTGTGATTTTCCTTCAGTACAAGGTGCAAAGGTATCACCATTAAAATTTAATGTAAATATACCAAATAGAAAATTAAAAGTAGATGTAATCTTGCCAGATTCACAATGTGGATATAAAAGAGATTTACAAACTGGGGAATTAACTCCACTTCATGATTTAAGGGCAATATCTATTGCAACTGAAATAATTAAAGATGTAAAGCCTGATAGGATTATAATGTTAGGTGATATGCTTGATTTACCAGATTGGTCTACACATTTTGTACGTTCACCTGAGTTTTATTTTACTACACAACCTAGTTTAGATTATGTAGCATCTTGGATTGCAGAGTTAAGACCTTATTGTAATGAAATGGTTTATATAGAAGGTAATCATGAAAAAAGAATGATTGATAGTATTGTCCAAAATACAATTCAAGCGTATGGTATAAAACCAGCTAATGAACCAGAATCTGCTCCTGTAATATCAGTACCTTATTTATTAGGACTAGATAAACTAAATGTAAAATATGTAGGTAACTATCCTCATGGTGAATTTTATATAAATAATAATTTAGTCTGCATACATGGTAATAAAGTTGGACCTAAAAGTGGTCAAAGTGTAATGAAATTATTAGATTCTCCAAGAATTAGTATTATCCAAGGTCATGTACATAGATTAGAAATGGCACATAAAACAGTATGGACACATGGTAATCCTAAAATATATCAAGCAATATCTTGTGGAACTCTTTGTAGAATAGATGGAGTTGTTCCAGGCGGAGGTACTAGATACAATTGGCAACAAGGTGTAGGTATTGTTGAATACACAGATGAAAATTTTCAAATAGATACTATTGGTATTTATGAAGGTAAAGCAATCTTTAGAGGAAAGCAATATGACGGATGAGTATATAAAACCGAGTGGTAAGAAAAGCAGACAAGGTTTGGGAAAGAGAACTAAATATGGTCATAAAGCAAGTAAAAGATATTATAAAAAGAAAAAAAGAGGACAAGGATAATGTTTGGAGGAAAATATCTAGTATATTGGAAAAAAGCAAAACAAGATAAATCCGATGCTCTAATGAGGTCATTTGATACTACAATAGAAGCAAAATCTTATATTCAAGGATTTGTAGATTCTATTGTTGAATTTACAAAAAATGCTGATGAGGAAAAATTAATAGAAGAATTTAAAATAGAGGAGATGAGATGAAAGGAAGTAAAAGAGGATTGAAAAGACAGGAAATGATTGATAAGATAAAAATGCTAGAATATGCATTAGGTAATACAATTAATAGATTACGTAATTATGAAGTTATATTAGATTACTATATTCAGATGAATAAAGATGAAAAGAAGTTTCAAAAGTTTTTAGATAAAAAATCAAAAGAAAATGGCGAACATAAACAAGAAGAACGTAAGTCAAGCTGAAGAACAATTATTAATTGCACATAATGATTTAATTGCTTTTGGTAAATTATTTCTTCCAGACGATTTTTTAAGAAGTGAAACTCCTCCATTTCATTATGAGATGGCGGATTCTATTGATAATTTCGATATTAAACAATTAGGTATTATTCTTCCTAGAGGTCATGGAAAAACTGTTTTAACTAAAGCATCTATTATAAAAGACTTTGTTTTTTGCCCAGAAGATGATATGCATTTCTATGCTTGGGTATCTGCTACACAGAAACTTTCTGTAGGAAATATGGATTATATTAAACATCACCTTGAATTTAATGACAGTATTCGGTATTATTTTGGTAGTTTAAAGGGAAGAAAATGGACAGAAGAAGATATTGAATTAACAAATGGATGCAAACTCATATCTAAAAGTAATGTTGCTGGTATTCGTGGAGGAGCCAAACTTCATAAACGATATGATTTAATTATATTAGATGATTTTGAACACGAAGCGAACACAATCACACCAGACGCTAGGGCTAAGAACGCTAATCTGGTCACTGCTGTTGTATATCCCGCGCTTGAGCCTCATACTGGTAGGTTGCGCGTTAATGGCACTCCCGTACATTATGATTCCTTTATTAACAATCTTATTAACAATTATGCAAAAGCTACAAAAAGTGGTGAGGACTTTTCTTGGCGTGTCATCACCTACAAAGCGATACTCCCTGATGGCACACCATTATGGCCATCATTCTTCTCGAAAGAAAAATTAGAAGAAAAGAAAAAGTTCTATTACGATAGTGGGCAATCCCAGAAGTTCTATCAAGAATATATGATGGAAGTTCAATCTGAAGAAGATTCAGTTTGGAATAGAAAACATATTAAACATTGGGAAGGTTATTATGAAAATGAAGATAGTGTTAACTATATTCATGTGGATGGTAATAAGTTGCCTTGCAATACTTTTGTTGGATGCGACCCTGCAACTGATATTAATACAAAGACTTCTGACTTTTCTGTTATCATGGCTATTGCTATTGACCCAAATAATAACCTCTATGTTTTAGAGTATGAAAGACATAGAAGTATTCCGACTATAGGTTCAAGGGGAACTGATAATGATATTATTGGTAAAAAAGGAGTAGTAGATTATATTATTGATTTACACGAAAAATATAATTGTACATCCAGTACAGTTGAAGATGTTGCTATGAATAGGTCTATCTTTCAAGCCTTAAATGAAAGAAGAAGATTAGAAAATAAATACAATATTGGTGTAATTCCAGAGAAACCTGGTGGATTAAATAAAAGAAATAGAATATATAGCGGTTTAAGTGGTAGATTTAGTACTGGAAATGTATATTTAAAGGATAATATGTTTGATTTAATTAACGAAATCATTACATTCGGCCCTAAAATGGCCCATGATGATACGATTGAGACACTTTATTATGCACAATTACATGCATTTCCGCCAAATATGAGGCAAAATGAGAATAAAAAAGGTTGGTATAAACCTAAAAGAAAAGCAAAGAGCTGGGTAGTAGCGTAATGCCACAATCAATATTATATAAAAAAAGAAAAACACTTCTATCTCCACAGAATCTCAGATTAAATAGACCTATAGGTCAAGAATCTTTATATGGAAAAATGTTTTCAGCTGGTGTTAATATTGCAGATACTTTATCTGGTTCAGAACCTTCTTCAATTTGGGAAAACTATATGTCCCAAGCATCTCAAGCGGAAAAACAATTTAGAAGGCAACCTTTACCTACGGCTGGTGCATTATTAATGTATGAAGCTGCAAAACGTAAAAATATTGGATTAAGTAGTTCTGGAGTTAATTTCCAAACAAGATATGGTAAAATGAGTTTAGGTAAAATGGAAGGTGGAGGAGTTCAAATGAAATTTGATTTAGATAAAAGTATTCTTGGTAAATTAGAAAAAAGGTTAATGAAATAATGGCTAAAAGAGGAAGAAAAAATAAAGCCCATATTAATAAACAATTATGGGATAGAGCAAATAGTACAGATAGGTCTAAATGGCGTAGTAAAAGTCAGAAAGGATATGATTTTTATCTTGATGAACAACTTACTATGGATGAGGAAAAAAATCTAGAAGAATCTGGAATGCCCTCATTTACAATTAATAGGATTTTACCTATTATTGAAATTATGAAATATTTTGTAACTGCTAATAGCCCTAGATGGAAAGCTGTAGGTGCAACAGGGGATGATACAGATGTTGCCCAAGTACATTCTGATATTTCTGATTATTGTTGGCATCTATCTAATGGTAATTCAATTTATGGACAAGTTGTTCTTGATAGTCTTGTCAAGGGAGTTGGATATTTTTTAGTAGATGTAGATAGAGATGCAGACCATGGAAAAGGTGAAGTTGTATTTAAAAGAATTGACCCTTATGATGTATTTGTAGACCCAGCAAGTAGGGATTTCCTATTTAGAGATGCTGGGTTTATTATGATTAAGAAGAATTGTTCTAAAACTCAATTAAAAAATTTATTCCCTCAACATGCAGCTAAGATAAATAAAATTACTGCACATTCAGAATATTCATCTACTTTTACACAAAGAGATTTAGAATCTTCTAAAGTAATTCAACCTGAAGATGTAAGTAGTACTTATACTCCAGAAGCAGAAGAAGACCAAATCATACC